CCGGACAAGCAGGAAATCCTGGGCGACGCGCCGGTCTTCACGCTCCGCATCGACCGTGGCGACGGCTGACCTCAGCCTGCATCCGGGGCAGGCGCAGGTCTTCGACTCTGACGCCGCCTACCGCGTCTTGGTCTCTGGTCGTCGCTGGGGCAAGACGGAACTGTGCAAGGCCGAGACGCTCCGCGAGATGGGCACACCGGGCACGCTGTGGTATATCGCGCCCACCTACGACATGGCGCGAGACCTGATGTGGGAACCGCTGCGGGCCATTGTGCCGCGGCACTGGCTGGCGCGTGACCCCAACGAAAGCCGCATGGAACTCTGGACGCACTGGGGCTGTCGCGTGGCGTGCAAGTCGGCCGAGCATCCAGACCGACTGCGTGGGCGTGGCCTGCGGAAGGCCATCATGGACGAGTTTCAAGACTGGCGCGATGGGTTGGCTATCTGGGAAGAGGTGGTGCAGCCGATGCTCCTGACCACGCGGGGCACGGCGCTCTTCACGGGCACCCCAAAGCACTTCAACCACCTCTACCAGCTTTACGCGCGGGGCCAGTCCACAGACCAGCGGTGGGCGAGCTGGGCGTCGTGGCAATTCCGCACGGCCGATGCGCCGCACATCCCGCGCGAATTGCTGGAAGAGATGCGCCAGCAGATGGACGCGCGCGCCTTCCGGCAGGAATTTGAAGCCTCGTTCGAGGCGCTGTCAGGCCGCGCCTACTACGCCTTCGCGCGGGGCCAGCACGTGCGCCCCGTGATGCTTGAGCCTGGGGCACCCGTGGCGGTCACGTTCGACTTCAACATCCAGCCTGCGACCGCGCTCATTTGCCAGCGCATCGGAGACGAGGCCCGCGTCTGGCGCGAAGTCTGGATTACGAGTGCCGGGGGCGAGGCGACACGCGCGGCGGCATCTCGTGCGCGTGACCTGCTGGCCGAGGCGGGCTACCGCGGCGCTGTGCAGGTCTACGGCGACCCGGCGGGAAGGGCGGGGAAGACCACTGGCCCCTCCGACCATGCGGTCCTGCGCGAGGTGTTCGGCGGTGGCAGCTTCTACATTCCCAAGGTGGCCCCGCACGTGAAAGACCGCGTCGAGGCCGTCAACGCACGGTGCCAGACAGCCAGTGGTGCGGCGCGGCTGACCGTGGACCCGTCCTGCGAGCATCTCATCAGCGACTTGGAGCAAGTGGTTTATACTGACGCGGGTGACCTTGACAAACGGAGCAACCCGATGCTGACCCACATTTCCGACGCGCTCGGCTACTGGATTCATCAGGCATGGCCTCCCGTGGCCCGTGGCGGCGTGGGCATGGGGCACGTGTCGTGGCTGTGAAGCGCAGCGGCTGGGCCGTCCTGGCGCAGATGGCCGCATATATGGCGCTCGGCGTCGGCTTCATTGTCGGGCTGGACCTTGGGCCGTGGTGGGCGTGGGCGGTCGCCACGTTCTACGGCATGAACGCTGGGATTATCTTGCAGACCTACTGGGCCACACGCCACGTGCCAGACAACGTGGTGCCGTTTCAACGCACGACCACGACGCAGAGGTGAACCAATGGCAAAGAAAGCGAAAGACCCGCGCCTGACAAGATTGGGGCTGGACGACTACAACCAGCCGAAGCGCACGCCGTCGCATCCGACGAAGTCGCACGTGGTGGTGGCCAAGGAAGACGGCGAGGTCAAGACCATCCGCTTTGGCCAGCAGGGCGTGAAAGGCTCGCCGCGCCGCGAAGGCGAGTCGGCCGCAGACCGTGAGCGCCGTGAGGCCTTCCGCGCGCGCCATGCTGAGAACATCGCAAAGGGCAAGATGAGCGCGGCCTACTGGTCAGATCGCGTGAAATGGAGATAGATGCCAAGCGCAATCGATATCCCCAACGGTGTATACAAAAATGAGGCCAAGCGATGGGTGCGGAAGTGCCCTGTCTGCAATGCCGCTATAACTCATTTACGTCGAAACTATTGCATCCACGCGCACTTGCTGAAGCAGCCGTGCAAAAAGTGTAGCAACATAAAAAATCATCCATCTGGCATGTCTGGTGCAGTCAGAGTGGCGTGGTACGAATCATTCAGGAAAAGTGCTATTTCAAGAGGCTATGAGTGGTCAATCACGCTTGACACTTTAAACATGCTTTACGAGAAACAAGGCAAGCTATGTGCTTTCTCTGGTTTGCCAATTGGCTGGTCAAGCGTGGCGTGGATTCACACGGCTTCAATTGATCGTATAGACAATTCTAGAGGCTATACAGAAGACAACGTGCACCTGGTGCATAAGAAAGTAAACATGATGCGTGGCACTATGTCTGTAGAAGACTTTGTGGAAATGTGCTGCCACATCTGCAATCATGTAAAGTGGTAACACCATGCCACTGATGCAGCGCGCCACGGAGGAGGTCTGCGAGTCGATTGCCTCGCAGATTGACGCCATCATCCGCGAACGCCGGATGTCTTACGCGCAAGTGGCCGCGCTGGCCGGAGTCTGCGAGAACACGGTCGGGCGCGTGATGACCCTCAAAAATACGCGCCTGTCGGTGCTGGTGCAGATTGCGGAAGGGCTAGGCTGTCAGTTTGTCGTCACATTGATGCCGCGCAACCCATAATCTAGGGGTTGCGCCTTGACGCTGAGGGCAGCGCCACGGACAATGAACCCGTGGCTATCCCAGCATCAGCGCCGCTCGGTGCGCCGTCCTCTGTTATCGGTGTCGTGCATCCGCTCTACCTGCGGTGGCGCGACGTGTGGGTCAAGCTCCTCGACGTCTACGAAGGCGCGGGAGGGTTTCTCGACGACACCAAGCCCTACCTGATTGCCCATCCACGCGAGTGGCTCGACCATTCGTCCCCGGTCTTTGGCGACGGCGGCCAGTTGCTGCGGTTTGAGGTCAACGCCAACCCGTCGAAGCCGTCTCCGAAACTGAAAGAGCGGCGCAAGCTGGCCCGCTACGAGAACATTGCGTCCACGCTCATCGAGCAACTGAGCGGGGCACTCTTCCGCCATAAACCGCAGCGGTCCTTCGGGCCCAACGCGCCGACGGTCGCCGTGCGACGGCCCATCGAGCTGTTCTGGAATGACGCGGATGGCAACGGCACAAACTGGAACGACCTCCTGAAAGAGGCGTGGGGGCCGTGCGCCGCGTTTGGCCATCTCTGGGGCTACGTCGACGTGCAGCCCGACGACCCGCGCCGCGCGTACGTGCGCTGGTATACGCCCATCGACGTCATTGACTGGCTGGTGGACGATAACAACCGGTTGGTCAGCGTCAAGTTTCTGGAAGCCGTGCCGCGTGAAAGCTACGCGAAGACCTCAACGGCCTACAGCGTGGACGTGCGCGTGCGCGTAGTGGACGCCGAGGGCTGGAAACTGCTGAACCGCTCGGGCAAGGAGATTGCCTCGGGCACGCACGACTTCGGCGTGGTGCCTGCCTTCGTGATGTATGCCCGCCGCCGTGCGCTGACGCCGTTTGTGGGGCGGTCGGTGCTGGGTGATCCGCAGCTCTATATCGACCTCTACAACCTCATCAGCGAGACGCGCGAACTGCTCCGCAAGCAGACGTTCTCAATCTTGAACGTCCCGATTGGAGAGACGCCTGGTGGGGTGCAGAAAGAACAGGAACTCATCGGTCAGCAGTCAGGCACGGGCAACATTCTGTTCACGACCAATTCGGCGCAGATGCTGTCGCCCGATAACACCAACGTGCAGTCCTACCATGACCACATGGACCGGCTCCAGCGCACGATTTACCGGCTGAGCGTGCTGCCATGGGAGTCGGACGGACGCGCGGCCGAATCGGCAGACGCGCGGCAGATTAAGCGCGAAGACCTGAACCAGCAGTTGGCCGGATTCGCGGACGAGTTGCAGCGCGTGGACGAGTTTGTGACCAGGCTGGTCTATCGTGCCGCCTACGGTGACGCGGCTGACCGGTGGGAAGCGGCCGACGAGCTGACCATCCGCTGGCCTGACCAGTTCGACACGCTGAATCTGGAAAAGGTCATCAAGCAGTTTGCCGATGCCATGGCGCTGGACCTCGGCCAGACGGCCACGGGCGAGATTCGCAAGCGCGCCGCCCGTGCGGTGCTGCCGGATGTGCATCTGGACACGCTCCAGCAGATTGACGACGATATCGTGCAGACGCCCACCGAATCACCAACGGCGCGACGGCAGGCAGGGCTACAGGCCTTGACTGACCGGATGACCCTAGATGTGATGGACATGCAGGAACCGCCCGCGTAGCGCATGGCCACACCGCAAGAGACCGGCGAACTGCTAGCAAAAGTTTCGACGCGGACTGGGACAAACTTTGCCGCCCTGCTGGCTGAAGTGCTCCGCAGGGCCGAGCGTGAATTGTTGCCGGTGCTGCGGCAGGCCATCGAGGGCAACCGCGGCGCGACCGTTCAGGCCGTGCAAGGATTGGCCTTGCGCGCGGACATTCGCGCCGCATTGTCACGCGCTGGCTTTGATGACCTCATGGAGACGGGTTCGATCGCCGCAGTGGAAACGATGGTGCGAGCCTTGGGGCAACGGCAGGACGTGCCGGGGGTGGTCTCGTTTATTCGGCCGAATCCACGGCGCGTGGCGGCGCTGGCGCAAGTGGGCAGTGCCAATCTGCTGGGGCTGGGTGACACCATTGCCACAAATCTCCTGCTCGCGGTATCGCTATCGGCATTGACCATTCAAGACCGAGCGCAAATTCTGCAAGACCTTGCGGTCACGCTTGATAAGAATTTCAACGACGTGCAAACGTTGTTTGACACGCAGGTCAGCATTTACGGTCGGCAAATGGAGGCGATGTCTGCTGAAGCGCTCGGCCCTGACCAAGTGTTTCTATTCGCTGGTCCTCGCGATGGGCGCACCAGAGACTGGTGCTTGGATCGCGTCGGGAAAGTCTTTACGCGGCAGGACATCGAGCAGATGGACAATGGGCAGTTGCCGAATCCGTTTATTACCGGAGGCGGCTACAATTGTCGGCATGTCTGGTTGCCTGCGGTGGCTCCAGAACTCGTCGAACTGGTGGGCACGGGAGAACGTGCGCCAGGATTCGCCGTGAACATGGAGCGCATTAAGCAATTGCGCGCCAACGCCAGACGGTCGGATGCTGCGCGCCGCGCCAACAATAGGAGCACCACGAACTAATGGGCGTCATCGTCACACGCAATTTTGAGCCGCTCACGAAGAACCTCCGGTGGGAAAAGAATGACTGGCAGCGGGTGGGCGAGTTCATTCGCAACCGTATCTTGATCCGCACGGCCAAAGGCGTGGACGGTCAGAATGTTCCCTTCCGACCGTATAGTGCGGCGTATGCAAAGAAACGACTTGATGCCGGGCTCAATCCGTCCATGGTGGACTTGACGGTGAGTAGCGACATGCTGGATGCCATTGTTGTATTCGCGACGGAGACGGGCGTGACCGTCACGTTTAGAAAATAACATCATGCGCCGAAAGTTTCGCGGACGCAAAGACACCATCGTGCGCAGTTCGCGCCCAAAGACGCCGATGCAAAAGGCGCTCTACCATCAGGTGGATGGGGCTGGCCGGTCACGTGTGAAGCGTCAGTTCTTTGAATTGAATGAGCAAGACTTTACCGATATCGGTATGATGTTAGACAAGCAATTGCGGACCCGTCTCCGACTCACGTAACTAGAGCGAGGATTATGCCAGACCCGATTACCGTAGAACTCGACGAGCAGGGCAACATCGGCACACTGCCCGCGCCCTTGCAGTCCTTCTTGGACCGCGCGATTAACGAGGCCTACAAGCGTGGCGCGCAGAAGGTCGAACGAGAGATGCAGCCGCGCATCGTGGACCCCGCCGAGCGGGAACGGCTGAAGCAGGTCGAAGCCGACGCCCAGCTCCTGCGTGAAGAGATTGCGACGCGCGACAAGAACTACGAAGAAGCCGCCCGTCTGCGAGAAGAGCGGTTTACCAAACAGATTGCCGAACGCGAAGAACTCGCACGGCTCAAAGATGCGGAGATCGGGCGTCGTGACGCACGACTGCGCTCCATGCTCGGGGCCGAGATTCGCGCCGCCGCCGTCGCTGCCGGTGCGCGTGATGAAAGCCTGCCTGAGCTGGTCAAGCTCCTCGGAGCGGATATTGACCTCGATGACCATCTGGACCCGTTCGTCAAGGGGGCCGACAACGCGCCCCGCCTGGTGGACGGCAAGCCGATGAGTATTGAGGGGTTGGTGGCTGAATACCTGGGGTCGCATCCCCACCATCTGCGCGGCGGGAAATCCATTCCCGGACGCGCGCAGGGGGGGGCGGCATTCCGTCAGACGCAGACACCGGCTGATGCCGCGCATGAAGATGCGCTGGCGGCGGTGGCTGCAAACCCATCGGCCAAGAACCTCACGCAGGCGGTGCGCTCGATTCGCAACCGCGCCGCTGGGGCTGGCCGCTAAGAGGAGAGTCCGTACATGGCATTTACTGGTCTGTCTACCAATGACCTGTTCACCGCATCGCTGGTGCAGGAGGACGTGTCGCGCCTGATTGCGACCCTCAGCCCGAAGGAAACGCCGTTTCTGAACTGGCTTGATGATTCGTCGGTCTTCGCCGTGTCGACGAAGCATGAGTGGGTGCAGGACTACATGCTGCCCAACTTCATCACGGCGTCGACGGCGATCAACTCGGCCACGGCCGCGACTGGCATCCAGATCAACGGTCTGGGTGAGGCGCTGACGGTCGGCACGATTCTGGAGAACGAGACCCAGACCGAAGTGATGCAGGTGTCCTCGATTGTCGGGGCCAACAGCATCGTGGTCACGCGCGCCTACGGTGGCGGCGCGGTGGGCTCGCTGGCCGCGGGCGGTCAGCTCTACGTCCGTGAGATGGCGGGCATTGAAGGCGCAGACCACGACGGACGCCACACGCGCCGTCTGGGTGACCGCAAGGCCAACACCGTGGGCCTCTTCGAGATGCCCGTGGCCGCGTCTGGAACCGAACTGGCCATCAACATCTACGGCAACGACAGCTACGATCAGGCCGTCGCCAAGGGCGTGGTGGACATGATGCATCAGCTCGAAAAGAGCGTGGTGCGCGGGGTGCTGAACAGCACCAACTCGCTCGGCTCGGCCTCGCAGACCCGCACGATGCAGGGGCTGCGGAACTGGCTGACCACCGTGAACAGCACGGTCACCGCCTCGTCGTTCTCGGCCAACCCGCACCTTTACATCGGGAACGTGTGGCAGAACATCTACGAGCAGGGCGGCTCGCCCGACACGGAGAACTGGGCGATTGTCGCGGGGCCGACCTACTTCCGCGACATCAGCAACCTGAACGACACGAAGGTCGAAGACTCCAACCAGTCCGAACTCTTCAAGCGCGTCATCCGCACCTACACCGGGCCGCTGGGCACCGCGACGGTCATCCTGTCGCGCGTCCTGTCTGGCACGGAACTGCTGCTGGTCCCGCGTGAGCGCGTGAAGGTGGTGCCGCTTCAGGGTCGCTCGTTCTCGTATGACGAGATGGGCAAGACCGGCGACAACAAGAAGGGTCTGCTGACCGGGGAATACACCATCGAGGTGCATCACCCGAACGCCATGGCCCGCATCAAGAGCTAACACCCTCGGCCGGGGCGGTTCGTGTGAGCCGCCCCGGTCGGTTTCTGGCGTCTGAGCAACGCCCTGTGAGGAGTGACGTATGGACCCGATTCTGGAAGAGATTTGCCGAGCGCGAGGGCCGCAGGATGTGCGGCCGGATGTGTTTAAGCGGTGGCAGCGGTATCTGGCCGATGTCATTGGCCCGCGCCTAGAGGTGCTGGACGCCGTCGACGAGCCGCTACGCCGTGGCCCAGGACGCCCGCGCAAGGAGTCCATCGATGCGCGCTAGCCTCACGTGGGCCTTTCATATCGATTCGGTCGAGTTCACGCCAGGCGTGCAGGCGGGCACGGAATCGCTCGGCGGGTCAGAGTCGGCCTGCCTCGGGCTGGCTCGTGCGCTTCAGGCGCGTGGGCACCGCGTGCATATCTTCACCACGAAACTCCACAATGACGCACGCCCGATTGACCGCTGGGGCGTGACGTGGCATCCGACGAATGCGCTGGCTGATGTCTCACGGTTTACCGCATGGGACGTCTTCGTGGCCCTTCGCATGCCGCACATTTTCGGCGCGAACATCGACGCCGCCCTGCGCGTGCTGTGGAATCAGGATTTGATGACCGGCAGCGCCGCCAAGAATATGACGATGGCGCTGGCGTGGGCCTATGACGTGTCGGCCTACGTGTCGCACTACCACAGGAAACAGTGGGAAGGCGTGGCCCCGGAACTGACCCCCATCGGCTGGGTCTGCAAGAACGGATTTGACCCGTCATACGTGCCGCTCGAAGGCACGCGCAATCTGAAAAAGGTGATCCACATTACGCGCCCGGAACGTGGCCTGCGGCCGCTGCTGGCGATGTGGCCCGAACTGAAGCGCCGCGTGCCAGACGCCGAGTTGCACCTGTGCCGATACAACAGCATGTATGACGCCTCAGGCTGGGGCCGCGTGTGCGCCGCCTACGACGAGCAGGTGGAGGCCGTGAACCGCGCCGTGGGCGGCATTACGTGGCTGGGCGAACTGGGCAAGCCTGCCCTGTATGAGGCCATCCGGTCGTCGGCGGTCATGTGGTATCCGGGCATTGCGGACTTTGCCGAGACGTCCTGCGTGGCCGCGATTGAGGCACAGGCCTGCGGCACGCCGTTCGTTGGCTCGTGGAAGGGCGCGCTGCCAGAGACCGTGCCACATGGCTGGCTGGTCAAGGGCGACGCCGACAGCCCTGCCTACCAGGCTGAAAGCATCGGCATTGTCGAGGGCATCCTGACGGGCCAGACGCCCGTGATGGACCGCGTGGAAAAGGGTCTCCTGCACGTTGACCACTATCGGTTCAACGAGGTGGCCGCTGAGTGGGAACAGATGGTGGCCCAGCGCCTGACGGCGCGGGTGCGGTCGAATCCGCGCGGCATTCTGGAGCAGCTCAAGCAGCGCGACGACTACGTGGCCGTGCGGCATTTTGCGGCCGAGCAGGGCTGGCCGGAGGTCGTGGAAGACGCCACGCGCGTCATTGACGGGCTGGAGCAGGTCTCTGAGGACTACAGCGCCCGTGCGCTGGACCCGCGGCTGGAGATGGCCAACAACCGCCGCATTACGCCTGTGATCGAAGCGCTGGCGGGCAGCGAGTGCGTGCTGGACCTCGCCTGCGGGAATGGCTCGTTTGCCGTGGCGCTGGCACTGGCCTCACCGACGCGCCGCGTGCTGGGCCTCGACTACGCGGCCGAGAATATCCGCGTGGCGCAGGCGTTCGCGGCTGAACACGGCGTGGCAGACCGCTGCACGTTCCTTGTCGGGCCTGCGTATGACTACACGACGCACACGGCCCATGAGGCCACGCTGGACAGCCTCAAGACCTACGGCCCGTTTGACGGGGTTTTCATTGGCGAGTTCCTCGAACACATTGCCAACGTGCCGGGGTTCCTCACAGCGGTGCGGAAGCGATGCTCATCGGGCGCTCGCATGGTGGCTACCATGCCGATGGGGCCGTTCCTGGAACTCGCCAGTCAAGACATGGTGGTGAAGCGCGGGCACGTCCACTGCTTCACGCCTCGTGATCTGGAGGCCATTTTCGGCGGGCAGGACAACCTGAACGTGTCCCTGCTGGATATGGGCGTGACGCCGCGTGGCAACCGCATCGGGCACTGGATTGTCTCGTGCAGGTTCTCGCGGAAGGCGTTTGGCGCGCGTGACCTCGACCGCATCGTGGCATTGACGCGGCCGAAGCCGACGCTTTCGGTGGGGATTCTGGCCGGGGAAACGATCGACATCCGGCGCTGCCTAAGTTCCATCTGGCACATTGCCGACGACATCATCCTCGCCAATACCGGCGTGAATCCTGACACGCTGGTCGCGATTGCCGGCGAGTATCCGCGGGCGCGCATTATCGACGTTGGCCCGGTGCATGGCCTGCACGGTGGCTTTGCCGAGGCGCGTAACACGACGCTTCAGGCCGCGACCGGCGATTGGTTCATGTGGATAGACACGGACGAACGCCTGATGCAGCCGGAGTGCCTGCGGAAGTATCTCGACTCGACGGTCTTTGTGGGCTTCGGGCTGAAGCAGCAGCACCTGCAACTGGACATGCCAGTCACGTTTGACACGCCCATCCGCGTGTTCCGCAAGCGGCCGGACATCCAGTTCTACGGCTGCGTGCATGAGCAGCCGCAGATGGGCGACTGCAACGGCGACATCGTGCCCGCCCTGCAACTGCATGACACGGACATCGCCCACACGGGCTACCTGAACGAGGCCATCCGGAGGAACAAGGCGGTGCATCGAAACCTGCCGCTCTTGCAGCGCGACGGGCAGGTGTTCCCAGAACGCCGCCTGCACTACCTGCTCCTGCTGCGCGACCACCTGAACCTCGCCACGTGGATCATGGAATCGCAGGGGCCGACCGACCAGAGCCGCGAGCATTTGCGGAAGTGCATCGAACTGTTCGAGACGCATTTCCCAGACTACGCCGACAAGTATCACCAGTTGGCGCGGCCGTTCTACGAGCAGGCCGTCAAGCGCGTCACTGGCGCGTTTGAGGTGGAGTTGGCCTTTGCCGCAGGCCAGCAGGGCTTGCAGGGCCGCGCGGCTCCGACGCGGGTCTGGGTGCGGCATGCGGGGCAGATTCCCGCGCTGCTGGCCGCAAAGCAAACCGAATGGCTGGGGCATTTCATGCCCGAGCCGCCGATTGACGTGGAGCCGCTGGAGGCCGTATGAGCGTCTGGTTTCCCAATGATGTGGTGTTCGACTCCGATTTGCAGGACTACGAGCAGAGCATTCTGACGCAGTTCGGCAAGACGGATTGGCAGGCCAAGCGCCGGAAGGCGCTGGAGGATTGGGCGTTTCCGACGCTGGCCAAGGCGGGCTACGTGCCTGAGCGCCTGCGGACACGGCGTGCGCCAGCGCAGGTGTGGGGCTATACGGGTGGCAACTACGTGGACTACACCAGCGCCGCCACGACCGTGGGCGTCGACGGCCTGCCGCTGGGCACCGTCTTTGCTGCGCCGTCAAGCGACTTCCTCTACATCGGCTCGCAGGAGCAGTTCCGCGGGCTGTCCATTCGCATGCTCGACCGCGTGGCGACGGCGGCGGGCACGCTGACCGTGCAGGTGTGGTCGGATGCGTGGACGAGCGTGGGCACGCTGAACGAGACGCAGTTCCTGAACGTCAAACCGTTCTCCCGCGGCGGGGATGTGCGCTGGGAGATGCCGCAAGACTGGGTGACGCGCGCGGTCAACGGGTCCGCGCCGCTCTACTGGGCACGGCTCAAGGTCAGCGCGACGCCCACGGGCGCGTATTGCGGGCAGATTGGCTGCATCCGCGGCACGGCGCTGACGGGGCCGGTGACGCTCCGCACGCTGGGCCTCATCTTCCGCGAGGCGCAGACGATGCAGGGCGGGCCGTGGCAGGAGAAGGCCGACGCCTACTTCCGCGAGGCCGAAGAGGCCATGCAGGGCGCGTTGGCACTGGTCGCACGCGACTTTGACACCGTGACGGTGGATGACCAAGTGGATACCACGGAAATAACGCAGACCGCTGACGATGTGACCGGCGGCGGCGCGTCCTTTCAGTGGACGAGGGCCTAATGGCAACGACTCCAGATGTGCTTCTGAACCGAGTGCGATCCTTGATGGTCGATGCGCCGTTCTACTGGCGCGAGGCTGTCAGCAGCGAGGACTTCGCCTTGCAGGGAACCGGCAGCAGCGACGCCGTGTTCCGGTGCAAGATTCGGGGCGGGAACAGTCTTGGAGGGTTTGGGTATTCCGAAGACCGGGTCGATACGCTGGACATCGAAGTGGCGCGGCAGATTGCCGCGGACTACGTGGCGACGCATGCGACCTTGGTCAGAGATTGTTCCAGCTTGACCGCAGCGATTATTCAGGACGGGCACGTCACCTCGGGTGAATACACCGTTCCGGATACTGGTCGAGCCTGGGAAGTGGCGGCACCGATCGGCGCGTCGTATCTCACGCTGCGCTTGACGATGCCGCTCAACTACGAAGCTCAAGTGTAGGAGAGTCCACACATGGCAGGATTGACCGGCAGAGAAATTAAAGCCGCGTTTGCGAAGTTTGCGACCAACTCATGGGGCGTCGCGGCCTCGGTCACGCGCGGCATTCACTTCACCTCGGACGGCGGCGCGAAGCTCTCGCGGCTGCGTGTCAATGATGAGGCGCTGGGCCAGACGTTTCTGGGCCGTGGCGACTTTGGCGACACGCAGGCGCAGGACATCACGCTGACGAAGCAGGACCGCTACGCGGATTATCAGTATGTCTATGAGGCACTGGCGATGGGGTCACCCGCCGCCGTGACCATCAGCACCTCGGCCACCACGCAGACGACCTCGTGGCGGCACGTGATTGACCTTGCCCCGTCGATTGACGGGCTGGGCGTCACCATGGCCTATGACAAGGTGACGTTCGTGGACGAGATGACCTCGGCCAAGGTCTACGGCATGAGCAAGACCGTGGGCGATTCCGGCGTCATGGACACGACGTTCAACCTGATGGCCGCGCAGATGACAGACATTTCCTCGGTCAACACGCGCAGCACCGTCAACGGGGCCACCTACCCGGCGCTGGACAATCGCGTCTTCCGTCGGCAGGGCACGTTCCGTCTCAACCCGCAGTCGGCGGGGTCACTGGCGGCGACCAACGCGGTCAACCTCGAAGGCTTCACGTTCGAGTTCTCGCGGCCGCAGGATGCCCCGAACGTGACCGGGCAGGATTTCATCTTCGAACCGGCCGATGCCGGATTCCCGGAGACGAAACTGACCATCACGTTCCCGCGCATGAACACCGTGTCGGCCAACAGCGTCTACGCGGCCCTGCGTGCGGACACCGTATTCAAGGCCGATATGGAGTTCCTCGGCAGCTACATCAACTCGACCGACCGGTTCACCGAGCGCATCGAGTGGCCCGCGCTGGAACTGGACACGGACGGATTCGTGGCCACCGAAAGCGGTGCGAATCAGGTCAAGCCGCAGGTGACGTTCCTGGCCAAGTCGGCTGCGACCTCTCCGAACGGCATGGCCTTTACCAACCCGTTCCGCATCACTCGTATTACCACGCAGTCTCTCGTCGCATTCTAGCGGCGGGACTTTCAAGGAGCGCACCGAGCATGCCGCGACAGCTACAGACCGATGACCTCACCTTTTGGGTGGCCGAGACTGACCTCGACGATATCAGTGAAGCCGACCCTGAGGTGCGCTACGAACTCCGCGAACTGACGACCAACACGTGGCGGCGCATTCACAAGGCCCACACCAAGCGGGTGCCCAACAAGGCCACCAAGGCGATGGAGTCCGAGACGGATGCGGAAGCGTTTGCGGATGCCCTCGTAGACTACGTGCTGGTGGGCTGGAGCGGCATTGTGGAGCGGGGCGGCGCACCTGCGCCCTGCACCACTGAGAACAAGCTGCGTCTTGACAGCGTGGTCAAGGCGGCGCTGGTCGGGCGGGCAGGCCTCACGCAGATTGTGCAGGCCGACGCCGTGCGCGAGAACTCCTTTCGCCGGACTGACCCGGTGGGCTGAGTTTTGGGCTGATTCGGTCATGACCGGGCAGGTTATCTGCTGCCAGGTCGCGCCCGATGAACTACTGGAGCAGGAGGCCGAGCAGTATGACTGTTCGGCCTGCTTGCTCCAACAGCAGGTCGACGCGCTCGACGAGGATAACAGAGAGGCGTGGGCGCTGTATCGCTCGTGCTGCAACCGGTTTACGCAAGACTTGCAGGCGGGCGCGGTCGTGCTGGACCGACTCACCCAACATCTGAGTGCGGACGAGTTCCGCGACATGTCTGAGCGGCTCCGCATCATCTACGATGTAGTCTCACCGCCCCGGAAGGAGACGCCGCGCTAATGGCACGCGAACTGGAAATCAAAATCACTGCGGACATTGCTCAGGCGGTCGACGCACTGAAAAACGCCGAACGCGCGCTGGGCGAGATGGGCGACGCGGCGAAAGAAGCCGGGGACAAAACCGACACCCTCAGCAGCAAGACCGCGCAGGTGGGCAAGCAGACCTCCGACGCGGGCAGCAGCATGGACCTGCTGACCAAATCGGTCATGCAATACGTGTCCTATGCCGCCATTGGCGCAGCCATTGACCGGTCCATTGAGTTTGGCTCAGCCGTCAATGACTTATCGGCGCGGACGGGTATCGGCACGGATGCGCTGCAATCGCTGGGGTTTGTAGCCGAGCAGACCGGCAGTTCGATGGAAACGATGGCGCGAGCCGTCACGTTTCTTGACAAGACGCTGGAGGGCGGGGGCAAGAAAGCGAGTGACGCGGTCCGCGACTTGGGCCTCAGCACCAGCGAACTCTTGACGCTCAGCCCAGAAGATCGGTTCAGGGCCGTGGCTTCGGCCATTGGGCAGATCGGCAGCGACTCTGAGCAGGCGCAAGCGGCGGTGGCGCTGTTTGGCCGCAGTGGTGCGGAACTGATTCCCATGTTCGAAGAGGTCGCTAAGGGCGCGGAAGACGTCAGCCTGGTCATGAGTCAGGAAGTGATTGGCAACCTCGACGCGGCTGGTGACGCCATGAACTACGTCACGCAGGCGGGGAAGGTGCTGATTGGCACCATTGTCGCCGTCGGCGTGGAAACGTATCGGATGATTGTCGAGCCGTTCACGCTGGCGCGGCAACTCACGATGGGGCTGGGCGATGATATGGCGGCGCTGGCCAACGAATTGCCCAAAGTGGCCGATATCACAGGCAAGCTGATACCGCCCGGGTTGGGCAGCGTCGCGGTCGATGACTTTAACAAAGCCAGCAAAGCGCTCGACGACCAGCGGCGCGCCGCCGAGGCCTCAGAAAAGCAGATCTTGCGGCTTGCCGCCGCGCAGGAAAAAGCGCGCGAGGCGTCCATTGTGATGGGCACGGGCATCGAATACGCCAGCCAGTGGGTGCAACGGCTTGACGCGGAGATTCTGCGGCTCAATGCGTCTGGCGGCAAGAAGATTACCGACATTTTCGAGTTTGACCGCCAGCCCGTGGACAACGCCACAGCGGCCCTGCTGAAGTTTCAGGGCAGCATTAGCTATTTCAGCAGCCAAGGGTCAAAGGCGTGGTCGACGTTCGCGCAAACCGTGCAGCGCGACACAGAGCGGTTCAAGCCCTCGTTCGAAGGGTTGGCCACGGCATTCCAGAACCTCGGCCCTGCCGTGGTGGGCGCGGTGCAGGGCGGCGGGTCGGTCACCAAGACGATTGGCTCGATGCTGGGGCAAGGGCTGGGCGCGGACCTCGGGCAGCAGTTTGGCGCGGTCATTGGCAAAAGCCTTGGGCCGACACTCGGGAAGGCGCTAGGCAGTCTCGGCGGGCCGATGGGCGCAATTGCGGGCCAGCTGGGCGGCGAACTGGCGGGGAAGCTGTTCGGGAAACTGTTTGGCAATAGCCAGCAGAAAGCCATCACCGACATGCGGAACAAGTTCTTTGAACTTGGCGGTGGCGTTGACGCCGTGCGCGAACGCGCCAATGCCGCAGGCGTGTCGATGGACAAGCTGTTTACCATCAAGAACGCCAAGGATATGGAAGCCGCGATTAAGGACTTCAACGCGCAATTGAAAGCGGCTGAAGAGGCGGCAGCGAAGGCCAAAGAAGAACTCGCCAAAATGAACACCGAGATGGGCACGCTGCTGAAAGAGGCCGATACCCTCGGCGTCGTGCTGCCAGAATCGCTGCAACTGGCGATTGACAAACTGATTGAGTCGGGGCAACTGACCGAGGAAAACCGCAAACTGTTGGAAGGCCTCGGCGCTGGCAGCAAAAGCCAGTTCAAGGCGATGGAAGATGCTGCCAAGAAATACGGCGTCGAACTGGCGGCGCTTGGGCCTGCATTCAATCAGAACAAAATCAACGAGACGGCGGCTGACATCATCGGGTCGTTTGACACGATGGTCAAGGGTGGCGCAGATGTGAACGCGGTCATTGCGGGCATGTCCGATGAAATCAATCAGTTCCTCGCCAATGCCATCAAGACCGGGTCGACGGTGCCGGAGAACCTGCGGCCGATTCTGGATGCCATGCTGGCACAGGGCAAGCTGACCGACGAGAACGGGCGCAAGCTGACCGAACTGGGGAACATCAAGTTTGGCGCGCCCATCGAGACGGCCATTGACAAACTGATTGCCAAGATTACCGAACTGGTCGAGAAGATGTCTGGCGGGCTGGATGGTGCCTTTAAGAAGGCCGAGCGGTCCGCGCAAGACTTTGCGCGCAATGCCTCTGACGCCATCAGCGGTGTGCCCACGGACATTCGGGTGCGGTTCTCTGACTACGACACCACCGCCTACGGATTCGATAAAGGCGGCGTCGCAGGCCGCGACTATCGCCCGCCCTCAAGCCGTGACATCATTCCGGCGCTGCTGCGCCCAGGTGAGGTCGTGCTGACGCCGGAGCAGGCCCGTGCGCCGCGTGGGGGTGGCCCTGCGGTCAACGTCGTGATTAACGTGGCAGGCTACCTCGACAGCCCGACGGCGCGGACGGGGCTGGCCGATATCGTGCGCGATGAACTGAGTAAGAATCTGCGCCGGGTGGGACGGGCCGCATGAGCCACGGCATTGTCGGCTCTGGCACCGTGGGAAGCATGACGCTGGGGGTGTATCCTCGGCGGCTGCAATTCTGGGTCAGCAGCACGGTGGCCGGGTCGACGTATGTTCGGCGGGACATTACGCCATATGTCGCCAATGACTGGCAAATCGCGCAGAAACTGGGCGAGCCGTCGACGCTCAATTTCACGCTGCTCAATGACACGGCGCTGCTGAATGCGGGCCTCGTGCGCGTGACGCAGGTGCCGCCCTCGTCACTGACGACCACGACCAGCCCGACAGATTTTGGCGATGTGCTGTTTGAGGGCAACATGCTGGAGCGGCGCGACGTGCTGCGGCATGTGTCGCAGACGGTGGTGAGCGAGATCGCCGCGCAGGACCTCACGTGGCAGCTCAACCAGACGGGCGGCGTGACGGGCACCTATGGCAGCGTGGGCTTCAATACGCTGGTCGGGCAGCTCCTGAATCAATACAACAGCGTGTTCGTGCCTGGGTATATCTCGCAGGGGCTGGGCGATGCGCCGCAGTTGACGTTTGATAACGCGACGCTCCTTGAGGCCTTGCAGCGGGTAGCCGACACGGCCAGCGCGTATCTGAGCGTGACGCCAGACCGGCACGTGCATGTGTTCCAGAACGCGGACCACCTCTCGCAGGTCAACACCATCACGACGACCAGCCGCAACGTGGCCGATGTCAACGTCTACCGTGATTACACGAATACGGCGACCGAAGCGCGCGTCCTAGGCAAAGGCACGACACTGGCGACGGATGTCAACAGCACGCGTATTTACCTGCAAGATATGGTGTCGTTCATTGCGCCAGATTATCTGCCGAATGATGGATTGATTCCGGGCTTTCCCGGTGGCATCGCCGTGAACAATGCCATCCAAGTGGGCACAGAGATCGCGTCGGTGTATTTCGCAGGGCGCACCTATCTGGCGGCGACGGAAGGCTATCTGGAATTGATTTCGTCGCTTACGACGGCGTGGCCTGCTGGCACCGCGGTGCGCTGGTTTGGTCGTGCCACGAACGCAACGGCGAGTTTGACGCTGCGTGACATCAATGATTCCGTGGTCCGCGCGGCGCGTATTGTGCTGGATGACAATACGGTCCTGGCGCGCAATGAGGTGGCTCCACGCGCGGCCGCATTGGCCTCCAAGATTTCTGGCGGCTATGAGGAGATTACGTTTGTCGCGGATGATATTCGCCACGACGTGGCACGCCAAGTCTATCCGGGGGCGCGCATCTACACGGCGATTACCTCGCCTACGAACGTGTCCATCACCAGCCCTGCGCCAGTGGCGCAGGATGTGACCATTTCCGTCAAGGGCACAGTGGCTAATTCCACCGTCGACATCAGCCGACAGGTGAAGGCCGCGCCGTCGGTGCGGACGCAGACGCTTGACCAAGTGCTGGCCCAGACTAAAACCTCGTAAGGATATTGCATGGCTGCTTCCACCATTACCCGCTCGACATTTACGGATGGCACCACGGCATGGAATGCCGCGCAGATTAGCAGCAGCGTCTACGACAAAATCGACCAGATGTTCGGCGGGGCAGGGTCGTATGCCACGTTTGAGTTTGGTGGCAAAGTGGCGATAGTCGCAGGCACTGCGGCCGCGCCGTCCTTCTATCCGACCGGCGACACCAATACGGGCCTGTGGTTCCCAGCAGGAGACACGGTGGGCTTGAGCTGCGGCGGCTCTGAGGCGCTGCGCGTCAATTCGTCGCGTAACGTGTGCATCGGCGTCACGACGGAACTGGTGACCGGGGGCAGCGCGCGACGGCTGAACGTCTCTGGGGGCAGCGGCACCGCCGCGACGCTCTACAGCACGACGGCGGCAACCGCGACTGGCGAAGTGTGGAACGGCGCGACGGCTGGCGACAATAGCTTTCTGGCGTTTGCGACAGAGGCGTCACCTAGTGTGCGCGGCTCCATTACGTTCAATCGCGCCAGCGTATTGACGGCCTACAACACCACCTCGGACTACCGCGCCAAAGACATTCTTGGGCCAGTCACCGATGCGGGCAGCGCCATTGATGCGCTGAAAGTCTACCGAGGGTTGATGAAAGGGGCCACGATGGAACGGCCCATGCTGATTGCTCATGAGGCGGCCACGGTGGCCCCGTACGCCGTGACCGGCACCAAAGACGCGGTGGATGGCAACGGCAACCCGCGCTATCAGCAAATGGACGTCAGCGCGTTTGTGCCGCTCCTGATTGCGGAGGTGCAAGATTTGAGGGCGCGCGTCGCCGCGCTGGAGGGTCTCGGGGCATAATGCCCGAGAGTCTCTGCCATGTCTGACGAAGCCACCATCACCCTCGCACTGGCCATCGTGATGGGCATTGCATGGCTCGTGCGGATTGAAGGGAAGGTCCTGTCGACCGAACGGGACGTCGCCCGCATTGAAGCCGACCAGGACTCAAAAATGAGTCAGATATTGGCTGATATCCGCTATCTGCGCGACCGCATTGACCGCGTCTTAGAGGACCGGAAATGAATCTGACCACACTCAAGCGCCACCTGCGCGAAGCCGAGGGGTTCCGCTCGCGGCCGTATCAGGACACCGTCGGCGTGTGGACGATTGGATTTGGCCACGCGCTGCACGGCCGCATGGCGCACGAAGTGCAGCACATGAAATGGACGCGGGCGCAGGCGAACAAGGCGCTGGACGTCGACATTGCCGACGCCCTGCACGATGCGACCTCGTTCCCGTGGTTTGAGACACTCGACGAGGTGCGGCAGCGTGTCATCGTGGAGTTGTGCTTCAACCTGGGCCGTCCGCGTGTGCTGGGCTTTCGCAAGATGCTGGCGGCACTGGCCGCGAAGGACTACGCCCGCGCCGCGGACGAGCTGAAAGACTCGCGCTGGTATGTGCAGGTCGGGCCAATTCGTGGGAACCGGATGGTCAACATGCTGCGAACCGGAGCGGAGCCATGACGGATGCGCGCCCCGGCCCGTCGGTGCGACGAGACACGCTGGACGACGACCGCGTCCGCATCATGATTCCAGTGACCTCTGAGGCCACGGGACAGCGTCAGCCGGGGGCACTCATCATCACGGCCTCACGCGACGGGCAGATTACCGCGCGGCTGGGCCGCTGGGAGGAACGACATGCAGAATCTACTGGAGAGCGTCAAAGCTGAACGCGCCAAGTATGGCGCACGAATGACAGATGACCAGTGCGCCGAGCTGTGCAACGCGGTGGCGTGGCGGCATCGGGGCGAAGGCTGGGGCACCTCGCGCAAGGTGTCGGGCACGCGTGGCCGTCTGCCGAATGGGCAGGAGATTGCCCACGACATCCTGCACTATGCGCCCAGCAATGAACTGGTCGACATCCTGACGGCCGCGGGGGCCGAGTCGCAGCCCACGTGGACGCCCGTGGGACCGCCGCAGAGCGCCGACCGCACGTGGGTGGCCCCTGTGGACCCGGCCACGTGGAGCGCGCCGCCTGCGCCGCCGGTGGTCGTGCCTACGGTGCCCGCAGGGCCGAGCGTGGCTGAGGTGCTGGACGCCGTGGCGGCGTTGCGCGCCGAGGTGCAGCGGCTCCATGCGCGGCTTGATGCGGGCCTGCCGGTGCGCGTCAAGGCTGGCTTTCTCGGCACGCTCACGGGCACGGTCGGGCGCGACTGATGCGCCGCGCGTTGCGCCTGCTGCGGCTGTCTGGGGCCGCGTCGCGGCTGTATGACCTGCTGGAACAGGGTCGCGCGGATTGGCAGACGGCGCGTGACCGGATGCGCACGAAGTATCTCTCGGCGTCCTGGTGGGACGCCGTGCTGCATGCCGCGCGTGACCTCGCGCTCGGCATGCCGGTCCCGGATGAGGTCAAAAAAGGACTAACGATGAAGAACTGGAAGACGACGCTGTCGGGTGTGGCCACGATTCTGGCGGTGGTGTCCAAGATTATTGCCACGGGCCAGATTGACTGGCAGACCGATGGGCCTGCGGTGCTGGCTGGGATCGGTCTGATTACGGCGAAAGACTGGAGCGACTAACCGGTATGTGTGACCAGTGCCCGACCACGTCACGCACCCCTGGATATCTGGTGTGCGCGGCGTGCGGGCGCTGGTTTGTGGCACTCGGAGGGCATCATGGTGTGGCTGACGATTGCGCTCGGGTTTGTGCTGGTGACGTATGTGCTGATGGTGGTGGCCGCGGTGGTCTTTCTGCCTGACGACCCTGAAGGCCAGGAGGACGAGTAGTGCCGCAGCCCTCCTTGTCAGAAGCCGACCTCCAAGACACCTATGAACTTGTCTGCCGCTACCAGAATGTGACGCGCGCCGCCGAGGCGGTGGGCATCAACCGGAAAACGTTCAGCGCCCGCTGGCTCATGGCGCGGAGCTGGGCGCGCAGCCGTGGCTTGCCCGTGCCAGCAGTGGGGCTGGCCCCGCCGACGCCGGAGCCGCCGCCGCCACCGCCGCTGCCGCCCACGATGGTGGCGCAGCCTCGCGCCGCATACGAGGAAGCGCCGTCCCGCTTGCCGTCAACCGCCGAGGAAGCCTGGGCGATTCTGGATGCGTTCATCGGCCGCGCCCGTGTGCAGGTCACTGCGCCGCCCTATCAGGCCGGAGAAACGCGCCGGTATGTGGTGGCGTCTGACTTCCACGCGCCCTTCCATGACCCGGAGGCCGTGGCGCATCTCATCGCGCAGGAGGGCGGCAAGCCCGACACCACGCTCATCATTGCCGGCGATTTTCTCGACCTCTACAGTATCTCGTCATACAGCAAACACGAACGCGTCGGCATCGAGACGGAACTGGCCGGGGCCGAAGCCCTGCTCGGCACGCTGGCGGGCGCGTTCTCGGACATCCTGCTGATTGAAGGCAACCACGACCAGCGGCTGGACCGCCGCGTGCGAGCGCTGCTGCCTGAAGAAATGGTGGCCGCGCTGCAATATCTGGCGGGCGGGGACCTATCGGTGCTGCGCGCCATGTGCCGCCGCTATCCGAACGTAAGGTTCAACCCGGTGCAAGTCGGGCGGTTCGACGTCAAGTGGTGTACGCAGGTCGGCGACATCATCGTGTCGCATGCCGAGAAGTTCTCCCGCGTGCCTGGGTCGGCCATGCGCGGGGTCGAGGAATGGCTGAGCGATCAGGAACAGGCCATGCAGCTGGACCCGTGGCGCATCCTCTGCCAAGCCCATACGCATCAGTTGGCGTGGATTCCGTGGCGCGCCGACAAACTGCTCATTGAGCTGGGCTGCATGACGGAGACGCACGGCTATCAGCTCTCGGCACAGGTGCGCGGACGCCCGCAGCGCCGGGGCTACTGCACGCTCACGCAGCACAAGGGACGCACGGACATGCACTCGGTGCGGATGGTATGGCTCGACCAAGCACGCTGGTAGGCACGCCGCCGCACCTGGTGCGGTTCATCCCGCAGCAGCAGGGGCATGGCGACTGCGCGGTGGCTTCACTGGCGATGCTCTGTGGCGTCGACTGGCCCACGGCGTTTGCCGCGTTCCACAACCCGGCGAGCGTGCTGGCGCAAGGCGTGGCCCCGTGGGCTGAGTTTCGGCACGCAGCGTCCCGGCTGGGCATCAAGACCCGCGTCAAGCGCCGACCTGACCTGCATGCGGATACCGGCATCCTGTATTGCACGGACATTGACGGCCCGGACGGACATGCCGCGTTTCTGTGGGCGGGGCGCATTGTCGACGGTGACGGGCGGTGCTACCTGTTCGTGCCAGACTATCTGCGGCTGCGGCAGTTCAGGTCGCATTCGCTCTTGATGCGCGCCTAACCATGCGCCTGCTCTGGGCTATGCTGTATGCGCCGATGGCCGTGGTGTGGGTGGGCGTCTGTCTGCTGCACGCGCTGGCCGTCGGCATTCTGCGGGCACTGGATTGGGTGACGCTCCAGCTCTATCCGGGCATTATGGCCGTCGCACGACGCGCCGATGGACTGACGGAAGATGACGACGACGACATGGCCGAATCTTGACGGCGTGGCCATCGTGGGCCTCGGGCACAAAGCGCGGCAGGGCAAGGACATGCTGACGGATGCCCTGCTGAACCACTACGGCAACAGCCGCCGTCTTGGGTTTGCCGACGCCGTGAAAGTGCTGGCGCGAGCCGACTACGGCATGACGACGAAGGACGGGCCACTGCTGCAACGGCTCGGCATGGAGGGCCGCGCGCATGACCCTGACACGTGGGTCAGGATTGTGGCGTGGACCATTCATGAATGGCTGGAGAGCGCTCCGGAGGGGCTGCTGGTGGTAATTCCTGACCTCCGGTTCCCCAACGAGGCCGCGTTCATTCGCGCCTACGGCGGCATCTGCGTGGACGTGCGGCGCTGGCATGCGGACGGCTCACGGGTCATCACGACCGACCGCGATGCGGGACACGCCAGCGAGACGTCACTGGACGGCTTCACGTTCGACGCCATCATTGACAACATCGAGGCGCGCCAGGACGAGGCGCGCGACCGGCTCATTCGGCTGGTGGACCGAGCGTTTGACCCAGACCGCGCTCGCCGGAGGTTCCAGTGACGCCGTTGGTCTATATCGCCGGACCCATGACAGGCCTTCCAAACTGGAACCATCCGGCCTTTTACGCGATGGAGGAATGCTTGCGGCAGCGGGGCATTACGGCCATCAACCCAGCGGCGCTGAACCCCATCACGCGGCCGTGGTGGCGGTGCCTGCTGGTCTGCCTGTGGCATCTGCGCTTGGCAGACGCCATCGTGCTGTTGCCAAGCTGGGAAGCCTCGCGTGGCGCGCGCTGGGAACTCTGGCTGGCCCTGTGCCTCGGGTTGCCGGTCTTTGTGGCCCCGATGCAGGCCGAACCGCCAGCCATTGCGCCGCCGCCGTCGGGCGTGGTGCATTAACGCAAACTTTGGTATAGTCGAGACATTCGCCCTCCGCGAATGCGCGTGTCCTCCGCACGCCTGCCCCGGCACTGCCGCCCAACGGTGCCGGGGCTTTTTTTATCGCTTGCACTGATGCCTTGCATGATGTATAGTCAATTCATGGACAATCGACCGGACGGGGCAATGACCATGAAAGAGTATGCGGCCGAGCGTGGCGTGACCCGCGCGCGGGTGCATCAGCTTGTGCAGGCCACGGGGCTGACGCTGAGCAAGTTTGGCGGCGTGTGCATCCTGACGCCTGCCGACCGTGAGGCCATCCAGAACCGGCCGCGCCGCAAGACGGGACGGCCGCGCAAAGTGCAGGAGGTGACGAAGTGAGAGCGAAAGAACCGACGTGGGGCGAGGCGCTGGTGTTTGGCGTGGTGGTGGGACCCATCATGGCCTTCTGGACACTGGTGGCATTGGGCGCATTCTAAAACGACAGCGGAGGGCATATGCAGGTCTACAAGGCAATTGCGGCTGTGGCCGCAGAGTTGGCGCAAGTGGGCGTGGGCAAGCGCCAGAAGAACGAGTCGCAAGGCTTCCGGTTCCGGGGCATTGATGACGTGATGAACGCGCTGTCGCCGGTGATGGCGCGGCACGGGCTGATGCTGCTGCCACGGGTGCTGTCGCGCACGGTGGTGGAACGGGCGAACGCGCGTGGCACGGCCTTGTTTTATGTGGTGCTGGACGTCGAATACGACATTGTGGCCGCAGAAGATGGGTCGAATCACACCGTTCGGGTGATGGGCGAGGCGATGGACTCTGGCGACAAGGCCACGAACAAGGCGATGTCTGCCGCCTACAAGTATGCGATGTTTCAGGCGTTCTGCGTGCCCGTCGACGGCACGCCAGACGCGGACGCCACGACGCACGAAGTGGTGGTGACCGAGCCGGAAGGCTTCAGCCAGTGGCTGCTGGACCTCGAAGTGCTGGCAGAAAATGGGTCCGCGGCCGTGGCCGAGGCGTGGAAGACGAGCAAACCGGAATACAAGACGTTTGCCAAGACGCACTACGACCAGCACCTGAGCGGCATCAAGGCCCGTGCGGCGCAGGTGCAGGCATGAGGCCTGACCGCTACACGGTGCATCCGGCGGCGCAGGGGACGTCGGAATGGCTCCAGGCACGTGTAGGCTACGTGACCGGGTCGAGGGCCGCAGACATCACGGCGACGCGGAAAGACGGCAAGCCCAGCGCGGCGCGTGAAGACTACCTGACGCAGGTGGTGGTCGAGCGACTGACGGGCCAGAGTGCCGAGGACGCCGTCGTCACGCCGTGGATGGTCCGCGGCAGCGAACTGGAAGGCGCGGCGCGGTCGGCATTGGAGACGCGCCTTGACACGCTCATCTTCGAGTCTGGCTTCCTGCAATCGACGCAGCTGCCGTGGGTCGGGTGCAGCATCGACGGCTACACCAGTCAGGGCGACATCGTGGAACTGAAGGTGCCGAAGCCGAAGACCCATTGGCGCTATCTGAACGCGCCCATGGCGATGGTGCGTGACTACCTCGACCAATGCACGCACAATCTGCTGGTGACTGGGGCTGATGCCTGCTGGCTGGCGAGCTACTGCCCCGCGATGCCGCCGCATATGCAACTGGTGGTGGAGGTCGTGTCGAGAATTCGGGTGGAGATGTATCGGATGGATTACCTTGAGCCGTTCCTGGCCGAGGTCAACGCGGCCGTGCAGACGTGGCGGCAACCAGAAGGAGTGACAGCGTGAGCGACCAGCAGCAGAAGAAAGACATCGGCGGTCTGTGGAAGCAGACGAGCAAGAACGGGATGCCCTATCTCAGCGGCACGGTGAATGGGCAGCGCATTGTGGTGTTTCCGAATAGCAAAAAGCAGGACGGGGAAAAGACGCCGGACTATCGCATCTATGAGCAGACGCCCTGGCTCTCGAGCTATCTGGGCACCGTGATGGGGCAGCAGGCCGCGCCTGCGGCCGCACCGTCCGGCCGTCGGGCGGTGACGAGCGACGACATTCCGTTCTAAGGTGGTGCCGGTTGTGCTCGGTGCCCCCGCTTCAGCCCGAACCCTGAGCGGAAAACCACCGCACGCTGTGTGCGGCGCTGGGAGGCGGCACGACCGGCCCTTCATCTGGGCCGACGCTTCGGTGCTTTCACTCAAACTGAGCTGGAAGGAGAGACGCCGGGGCGTCGGTCTGGTGTAGACTAAACGGGCACGACCGAGGTATGAGGCCTCGTCCGTGCCCTGACCGTGACGCTGAACTCCGCAGCGACAGGCTCCCGCCATTGTACCGTGGGTGCTGTCCTGCATGAAAGGACAGAGATGGACGAATCGCCCGCTCGATTTCGCACACAACTGGGTCCGTTTGGGATGACACCCGCGTGGGTGTTAACCGCGCCGATTCAATCCAACGCCAAGGTGTTATTTGGCTGGATGGCATGCCGGTATGCCAACCGCGAGACCTGGCAATGCTGGCCCGGACAGCAGCGCCTCGCAGATGACCTCGGCTGGCATCGCAACACCGTCACCAATGCCCTGCGCGAGCTGGTCAGTATCGGCGCGTTGACCAAGGATCGGCGCATGACCAAGGACGGCAAGGTCATGACGAATCACTATACGCTGGTCTTCGTGGCCCCACCGCAGATGGCCGCGCGCACGACAGATGGCGTTCAGGCACCCAGCCATGCACACCAGCAGGACATGCCCTCAAAGAGTGCTGCTGCACAAATTGGTGGGGGTATACCCCCCCAAGGATTTGTGCAAGGATACCCCCAAGGATTTGTGCAAAAACCAGAGGTAGTTGAACCAGAGTCAGTACAACCAGAGAGAAGAGGTTCTCTGGTTGAAAGCCCATTGCATTTCCACAAACGCCACGGGGGGCATATCACAGAGATGTGCGACTGGGTCTGCCTGCCGCAAGATATGGCGAACCAGTTTGCACGGCGAGCGAAGATGACGCCCGCGCAGGTGCTGGCATGGGCGCAGTCCGTGCGGGAACGGTGGGAGGCCTCAGGCCGGGTGCCGACGGGGTCGATGTGGGAGTTCTGGAACGCCCGGTGGACAGAGAAGATGGACGACGGTGACCGCGACCTTTACCCGCATGAGGGGCCGGTCACGCGGATTATTCGCTTGAACGCGGAACGACGGGCACGGATGCAGGAGGGGCGATGAGACTAAACGATGTATTCGACGAGATGAACCGGCTGGCGCTGGCGGGCTACTACGTGCCCCATAGCATCGAGTCGATGGGGCAGGAGTGGCACAAGGCCTTGGAGCATATCGACGCCGAGCGGCTGACGCGCGCGGTGGACAACCTGATGGCCAAGAAGACCGACCGCTGGTGGCCGACGCTGGCCGAGCTGCTCGCGGAAGTGACCGCCCTGAAAGCGCCCGACCAGGTGGTCTCGCGCAAGTGCCCAACGTGCGCCGGGTCGACGTGGATTGACGCCGTGCCGTTCCGCGGCTACGGGCTGGGCGAGACGGTCTACGAAGGCGTGAGGCGCTGCCCAGACTGCCGGGTGCCGCCGCCAGACACAAGCCACCTCGCAAAATCACAGATGCCCATCAGCGCCGCCGAGCAGCGCGCACGGGCGAAGCTGCGACCGGCGGCTGTGGCCATGACCGAAGCGGAGTTTCTGGCGCGCCTGAAGGCGATGGGCCAGCACACCTTGGCAGCACGTATCGCAGGCCCGGAGGCATCATGCCAGTAAAGAAAATCTGTATCACCTGCAAGAAGGCCTTCGACGCGCCGCGCGCCGTGCAGAAGGCCTGCTCGCGCAAGTGCCGGAAGCGCACCATCGGCCCGGAAGAGAAAGCGCGCCTGCGCGCGTGGGCCGAAGCCGCCGGCAAACGCGGGGCACTGGCCACGAAGCGCAAGCACTTTGAGCGGGTCCGGGCGATGATTGGCGAGATTGACGCGCCCACGGCCTACGCGAAGGCCTACCGGAAGGGCTATCATGCCGGGGCCACCACGGGATACAACCGCGGCTACACCAAAGGCTACGAAGCCGCCCTCAAGGAGCATGGACTATGGACAGAACCGCTCGACTGATTTGCGAAGGCCGCTGCAATCCTGGACTGGCCGAACTGGACGCCGAACGGCGCGACGCCACGGCCCATCTGCGGATGCCAGACGCCTTCTGGTTTGCCGCCCATCGGCAGCTCAGGCACACGCTCCACGCCGAGCAGCGGGGGCCATTCTTCACGTCCGCATGGGCCTGCACGGTCTGCGGCACGGTGCGGAAGTGGTAGCAATTGTTAAGGATGTTAAATCTTTCGGGGGCTCAATAAATCTATTGACACGCTGAAAGCATGGCTATAAAGTGGTTTCTGTCGGCGGGCGGTGCCGACACTGACTAACGGAGGACACCATGACAGACATGCCCCAGATCGATATGACCCACTCGCACACCATGACCATTGCCCAAGCCGTAGCCCTCAGCGTCGCTCATGGCACCGTGGTGCGGCTGATTGCTACGGAGGCGCGCATCCTGGATCTTCAGAGAGTGGCTGAGGACTATGAGTATGACGACGTGAGAGACGCCATGCACGGGTGGGCCTGCGACAATACGGATTGGCACGTGATGCTGACCGAGTTGCAGATGGTCGACCCATCTGATGAGGTCGACCGTCAAGTGGCACGTGACACGGCCGCGTCGCTGATGACTGGCGCATCCATCGAGCGGATGCTGACAGGACGGTCGTTCTAATGTGGGCGTGGCTTCCGCGCTGGCTGCGATGGCGGCTGGCGCGGGTGGCCATACGGAGGATGATGCGATGACACCGGACACACTGTGGGTAAGTTTGATGCTCGGCGTAATGGTCGGCATGGCGGTTGGCTTCACGGCCGCATGGCGGCTGGCGCGGAAGCTGGAGTTTCATTCTGTGAGCCTCGCCAAGTGGGACGAAGACGACTGGCAGCAGCGGCAGGAGGTGGCCACGACACGCCTGCGCCGCGTGGCGGGTGAGCGATGAGTGGTCAACAGCACACGTCAGAGGAGACAACTATGCATGTCACGATTGAGAATATTACGCCAGTGCGTGCGGCTGAACTGCTAACCGCAAACACGAACAACCGACCGCTGCGCCGCACGGTCGTCGCGCACTACGCGGACGAGATGAAGACCGGGCGTTGGCTGCTGACGCATCAGGGCATCGCGCTGAACTGCGACGGGACGCTGCTGGACGGCCAGCATCGGCTCGCGGCCATCGTGGAGAGCGGTATGCCGCAACGGATGGTGGTGACACGGGGGGTGCCGTCGTCATCGCAGATTGCGATGGACGACCACGCGAAGCGAACGGCATCGGACTCGATTTCCTTGGATCGCGGGGAAGTAGTGACACAGACGACGGTCGCCATTGCCAGGAGCGTGATGCGGTATGCCAAAGGTGATAATCGGCAGGTGTCCAAACAGGAAGTTGCGCAGATGATTGACACGCTGCGATCGCCGCTTGAGTTCATTGCGCCGTTTATTGCGGTGAAGCAGCGTGGCGTAACGGCGGCGTGTGTGTGGAGCGCGGTGGTGCTTGCGTGGTTCTATGTGCGTGACCTCGACAGGCTGGGCGACTTCTGCCGGATTCTCTGTGGGCAGGAACTGCCTAGTGGCGACGGAGACAAGCCAGCGGTGCTGTTGCGGGAATGGCTGCTGCGGACGGGGGTACGACAGTCGACGTATCACGATGCGTTTCGTAAGACGCAGCGGGCGATCGTGGCGTTCATGGAGTATCACTCAATCGGGAAGCTGTACGGCACCTCGGTGCATTACCCGTGGCCGCTTATTGATCCTGTGCGGTTATGTGCATCGCAGTTGACGGCTGGAGGGCGTGTGGCAGGTGAGCGATGAGCTGCACACCAGGCGAAGTCAATCTGCGGTGCCTGCGCCTGCAGGCCAACCGCATTGCCCACGCGCAGCGCTACACGGCCGACCTGATGGTCTGGGCGGCTGACACCATCGAGGCGCTCCAGCAGGCCCAGCGTGACCCGCACGGGTGGCAGGAGATGGACCTCTACACGCCGCGTCCGGGCTACGTGCTGGTGCAGGACGGCGAGGAGATCTACCGCGCGCGCCGGATCGGCGGCACCTGGTATTGCGACGACGACACCATCGTCTACCCGTCACGGTGGATGAGTTTTGAGGCCTTGCATAAATGAACTGGGGGCTGAGGCCAGAAGATATTCAAGAATGGCAGCGGATGATTGCTGCCGCTGCGACCGAGGAAGACTTTGGCCTGCTGCTGAATAGTGCACTGGCTGGTGAAAGATGGTCACAACTGCATGGCCATTCAAAAGACGCAGCGCGCTATAACGATTTGCTTCGCAGTATCAGGTATGCTCAGCGCCGAAAAGGCGCGGAAAGACTTGCATGATGCCATCTACACCCACCATCGACCTGGACCGCTGGGGCCGCAACATCCGCGAGGCGACGAGCCGGGACATCATGGATCAGTTGCTGCACCACGCCGTCTGCGGCAGCACCTACGCGGCGCGGCATGGCGACGAGACCAGCGCCAACGTCTACGAGAGTCTGGCACGCCTCATCCGCTACGAACGGGCCAAGCGGTTTCAGGTGCATAAGGACGGCATCACGCACCATTCGGCTGACAGTGGCTACCGCGAAGCCCTGCGGAGGATGCAATGATGGCGGTGCTGTGGGGCGTCGTCATCGCCGCCGCCTGTCTCATGGTAGTGACCCTGGTGGCGCTGCTGTCGGTCTGTTTCGACTATCTGGTCGACGAGCCGGGAGGACGCAATGACTCCGCGCAACAATGACGGCTCGGCGCAAGCATCAGACTCTACGCGTAAGAACGGAGGCGACAATGACCGCACCGCGTGACACCTACTACCCATGCCCCCCAGCCGCGTGGCGCTACCGCACAGGCCTTGACGCGGACTGGCACCTGGCAGCGCACGACCCCAACGACTGGGGCAGCCAGCACTGGATTGTCGAACCGCTCTACAGCATCCGCGAACTCTACGAAGCCCTGCACCTTGTCCTGCACGGAGGCCCAGATGCCACAGAAGACCCTCGCCCCGACGCATAGCGGCAAGGCCCGCCCACGCTGCAAGTGCGGCTGCGGACAAACCATCCCGTGGCGCGACGGCTCGCCCGGACTCAAGCAGCGCCTTTACGTGGACAGCGAGCATCGCGCCGCCTACTTCCGCAGGGAGCGCAAGCAGGTGCGTCCCGCCAACTTGCGACGGCCGGGGCAACTGGTCCACGCCAGAAGCCTCGACGACCTTCAAAAGCAGCTCCGGACGCCAGCCATTGGCGACATCCCGAGCAGCGAAATCGAACGGCTCATTGCTCAGGCACGGGCCGATATTCGCTATCGGCGGGCGCTGGCACAGTCGCGCCCGTGAGCGCAGCCCTTATTCTTGGGGCGGTCCTCGTCGTGGTCCTCTGGGCAGACGGTTACCTGGACCGGTGACCGTGCTACCATGCCACGAGGAGTGGCCATGCCTACAGGCAAGTTTGCCAAAATGGAAACCGAACTGAAAAAGGAAGCTGCCAAAAAAGGCCTGACGGGAGCGCGCGCGGATGCGTACATCTTCGGAGCCATGCGGAAGGCCGGGTGGAAACCGTCCACGCAGAAAACCGGCAATTAGCCCGAAGCTGACGAAGGCGCAAGCGACCTTGCTCGCCCTCACGGCTGACCTCGGCGCTGTGCCTGAATACCGGTTTCACCCCGTGCGCCTGTGGCGAGTAGATATCGCTTTCCCTGACCACCGCGTGGCCGTGGAAATTGACGGCGGCATCTGGAACGGGGGCCGACACGTGCGCGGCGCAGGCGTCATGGGCGACTGCGAGAAGATTGCCGCGCTGGCCATCGCCGGGTGGCGCTTTCTGCGTGTCACCCCCCAGCACGTGACCAGTGGCGTGGCCCATGCGTGGGTGCGCGCCGCCATCCAATCCAAAATATTGGATGAACTCCAAACGTCCCCAAGATTTGAGGGTTAACCCATGGCCGCACCAGCAGGGCAGTATCACATCATCACCGACCAAGGCGCGACGTTCACGCGCCAGCTCACGTGGAAAGACGACACCGGCGCGGCCGTCAACCTGACGGGCTACACCGCTCGGATGCAACTCCGGACGTCGGTGGCTAACGATTCTGTGGTCCTTGAACTGACCAGCAGCAACGGCCGGATTGCCCTCGGCGGCACGGCAGGCACGATCACGCTGACTGTCACGGCCGCGGACATGACCACGCTGCCGCCGCAGAAGTATGTCTATGACCTGGAGCTGGTGAACGGAGCGGTAGTCACGCGCTTAGTGCAGGGGACCTTCACGGTGAGAGCCGAGGTGACGCGATGAGCGTGGAGTATCATGACCGGCCCAACACGGTCAACGTCGACGAGGACCAGCGCAGCGTCGACAACGTCGACCAGCCAAACGTCGTTGAGGTTATCGACAACGGCACTACCGTCACGGTTGTGGCGTCCGTCGGGGCCATTGGCCCGCAGGGACCAGAAGGCCCACAGGGGCCGCAGGGAGTGCCAGGCGCAGTGCAGTCCATTACGGCGTCGTCACCGCTGTCGGTGGTGGGCAGTCTCAGCCCCAATATCAGCCTCAGCGGAATTGTCGGTGTCGCCAATGGTGGCACCGGCGCGTCGAGCCTGACGGGCTACGTTTACGGCAATGGAAGTAGCCCGTTCACAGCGTCACTGACAATCCCGAATAGTGCCGTCTCTGGCCTTGGCACGATGGCCCTGCAAAACGCTACCAGCGTGGCCATCACCGGAGGCACGGTCACCGGCGTAGCTGTGCCAAGTGCAGGGGCCATCAACTGGGACGGCGGTGCCGCGCCAATGGCGTGGGACACCACGGACAGCACGCTCACGTTGGCACTCAACGCAAATGTGAGTTACCGACTGGGCGCGCAAGAGCTGGTGCGTGTTATCAACCGCACCGGCACGACGATCGCCAAAGGGAAAGCGGTCTATATCCTCGGCGCACATGGCGACCGGCCAGAAGTGGCGCTAGCTGATGCATCCGGAGAACTGACCGCCGCCACGACGCTTGGCATCACCGCAGAAAGCATCGCCCACACGGCTGAGGGATTCGTCTGTATCACTGGCATTTTGCGTGGCATCAATACGAACGCGCTGACCGAAGGCGCGCTGGTATGGCTCTCAGAGACTGCTGGAGAACTGACCAGCACGCGCCCCACGCAGCCCGCGCATGGCGTCTTTATGGGGCTATGCGTGCGACAGGCTCCGGGCGGCGCTGGCATCCTATACGTCTCGGTCGTCAATGGGCAGGAACTGGAAGAACTGCACGACGTCCTCATCACCAGCCCGACGGCAGGGCAACTCTTCAAGCGCAACGCGGGCAACACGCTCTGGGTCAATGCCTCACCTGGTGCGCTGACCAAGACAGACGACACGAACGTCACGCTCACGCTCGGCGGCAGTCCGTCGGCGGCGCTCGTGAACGACACCTCGCTCACGCTGGGATGGACGGGCCAACTCGGCGTGGCCCGTGGTGGCACCGGGGCGTCCAGCCTGACCGGCTACGTCAAGGGAAACGGCGTGTCTGCCATGACCGCGGCGTCCACGATTCCGAGCAGCGACATTACCGGGCTGGGCACGATGTCGACGCAGAACGCCACGAGCGTGGCCATTACCGGCGGCACCATCTCCGGCATTGCGGACTTGGCCGTTGCCGACGGCGGCACCGGCGCGTCGACCGCGCAAGCTGCCATGAATACGTTCGCCGGAGCGGTGACCTCTGGGCAGTATCTGCGGGGCAACGGCTCCAACGTCGTCATGTCTGCCATTCAGGCGGCCGATGTGCCTACGCTCAACCAGAACACCACGGGTACCGCGGCGGGCCTGTCCCAGACGCTGGCCGTCAGCAGCGGCGGCACGGGCACAACCTCGTTGACCGGTTACCTGGTGGGCAACGGGTCGTCGGCGTTTACCGCCGTGTCCAGTATTCCAGGATCGGCCATCTCTGGGAACATCGCGGGCAATGCGGCCAACGTGACCGGGCTGGTGGCCGTGACCAATGGCGGCACCGGCGTGGGAAGTCTGACGGGGCTGGTCAAGGGCAACGGCACCTCGGCATTTACGGCCGCAACATCTGGCGTCGACTACGCGCCTGCGACCTCGGGCACGGCCATTCTCTATGGCAACGGCTCTGGAGGCTTCAGCGCGGTCAGCATCGGCGCGAACTTGTCCTTTACGGGCGGCACGCTCTCAGCGACTGGTGGCGGTGGTGGCGGTGGCGTCACGGCGGTCACCGCGTCTGCGCCGCTGGCCTCGTCTGGAGGTGCCACGCCGGATATTAGCTTTACAGGCACACTGGGCGTCCCAAACGGGGGCACCGGCGCAACGTCGCTCACCGGCTATCTGGTGGGCAATGGTGGCTCAGCCTTTACGGCGGTCTCCAGTATTCCTGGGTCGGCTATTTCCGGCAACATTGCGGGGAATGCCGCCAATGTGACGGGCACGGTTGCCATTGCCAATGGCGGCACCGGGCAGACCACCGCGGTCACTGCCTTCGACGCGCTGGCCCCGACGACCACGCTGGGCGATGTTATCTACCACGACGGCACCGATAATGTGCGGCTGGCTGGGCAGACGACGACCACGCGCAACTTCCTGCGGCAGACCGGCACGGGCAGTCTCTCAGCCGCTCCGGCGTGGGACACGGTGACTAAGACCGACGTGGGCCTAAGCAACGTCGAGAACACCGCGCTGTCCACGTGGGCGGGGTCTGGCAATCTGACGACCACGGGCACGATTCGCCCAACGGCCAATGACGGCGCAGCGCTGGGCGTGTCTGGCACGGCCTACAGCGATCTGTATCTGGCGAGCGGGGCGGTGGTGGACTTCAATGCCGGAGACGTCACCATCACGCACGCAAGTAACCAGTTAACGTTTTTTGGCGCTTTTACTGGCTACGCTTTTGAGACAGGCAATGTGACGATCGCTCAGAACTTAGCCATTGCCGCTACAAAACGTATATATCTCGATGGTATCGCTGGGACTGGCGACACCTACCTCGTCGAAGCGGCTGCTAACACGGTCAACATCGTTGTCGGAGGCGTCGACGTTATCTCCACCAGCAGCGGAACGACCACGTTTGGCACGGCGACCGTGCGCCCGACGGCGAATGACGGGGCCGCGCTGGGGGCCAGTGGCACGGCATGGTCTGACCTGTTCCTCGCCTCTGGCGCGGTCGTGAACTTCAACGCGGGCGATGTCACCATCACCCACGCGGCCGATACGCTCACGTTTGGTGGGGCCACGACGGGCTACGTGTTCAGCGATGGGCCAGTGACCGTCACGGCAGGCACCGCGAGTGCGCCAGCAATCACGACTAGTGGAGATTTGAATACCGGCGTGTTTTTCTCTGCCGCGGATGAGGTTGCGATTGCCACAGGTGGCGCGGAACGCCTGCGCATAGACGCCAGCGGCAATATGGGTCTTGGTGTGACAAGCACACTCGGCCAAGGGTTTGAAATTGCGCGCGACGGCACAGTGCTGATACGGCAGACGCGGTTTAGTACCGACGCCAATGGTGGCACCACGGTGTTTAGAAAAGCGCGCGGGACGCAAGCGTCTCCCACGGCGGTGGCGTCGCTGGACACGATTGGCACGATGTCGTTTCTCGCATTTGGGGGCACGAATTACACAACGCTTGCGACCATACAGGGCGTGGCGGTGACGTATGTATCTGATACAAATATTTCAGGAGACATTCGTTTTTCCACGGCCAATGCAAGCACCATAGCTGAGCGTTTCCGCATTACCTCTAGTGGGTATATCGCGATTGCTAGCGGCAGTCGCGTCATGTTGGACGGCGTTGGCGGTGGCGGCGATACCTATCTGACAGAGACGTCCGCAAACAACATTGCGATATTTACAGGCGGCTCCGAGCGTTTGCGCCTCGATGGCAGCGGCAATGTCGGCGTCAACGTCACGACCTTTGGCACCTCGGCGGCAGGCGTGCTGGGCCTCAAGAATGGCACGGAGCCGAGCAGCGGCCCTGCAGACACCGTGCAGGTCTACAGCGTCGACCGCAGCGCTGGGAATACCATTCCCGCTATCTACTGTGAGGGTTCTGGTGTGACCAATGCGGGTATCACCAGCACGACGGTGACCCACAAAATCGCGCTCAAAGTGAACGGCACGGTATACTACTTACTGGCGACGACGAACGCCACCTAACGGAGAGACCCATGGCACTCACAGGCACTTTGCTTCAGGCCGCGGCCCAGTTTCGGCTCGATGGCACGACCACGCTGAACTACACCATCAACATCGAAGACGACGTGCTGGGCGTCGTTGGCAGCCGTGGCTACACGGTCGACGACCCGGCGGTGGTCGCCAACGTGCTGGCCTACGTGACCCAGATGTTGCCCATGATTGAGGCGCAGACGGGCATCCCGGTAGCCCTGCCCGTAGCCCCGCCTGCCCCGCCGGACGTGGAGGAATAATGCGCGTCAACAATTATTGGAAGCTGAAGGCGGCGGTCGTGCAGCATCAGAACGCCCAGATGAAGCTGGAAGTGCTGGCCGCGCAGACCAAGCACGCGTTCGACACCGCGCTGCGTGAGGCGGGGCTGGACCCGGCCAAGACCTACACGATGGATGACGCCACCGAGACGGTGGTGGAGACGGACACGGCACCCACCGAGTAGACTGCATGCCGGTCACCAAGCCCATCGCGCCATATCGCAAGGCGAAAACGAAAAGCGACAAGCGCCGCCCGCCGCACACGGCCGAGGAGACGCAGATTGTCGAGCGCCGCGCGCAGGCTCTGAGTCTGCGGCGTGAAGGGCTGACGTATCGGCAGATTGGCAAACGCCTTGGCGTCTCGGTCGAAGTGGCGTATGCCGACGTGCAAGCTGAACTCTCGGCCCTCCGCACGCTGACCACGGAGGACGCCGAAGCCGTGCGCGACCTCGAACTGCGGCGGCTGGACGACTACGTCTCCGCGCTGTGGCCGAAGGCAGCGGATGGCGATACGGCCGCGATTGCCACGCTCCTCCGCGTGCAGGAACGCCGCGCCAAGTATCTTGGCCTTGACGCCCCGGACAAGCAGGAAATCCTGGGCGACGCGCCGGTCTTCACGCTCCGC